ACAAGCTAAAGATGAGAATGGTGTTATTAAATTAATGGATAATAATGAAGAGTATCATGTTAAATTGAATGCTCCTGTGGCTGTTATACCTGCTGGTGATAATTTAGATATTTTCTATGTCACTCTTCCAAAGTGCAGAGCTTTGTTTGCTAAGAACATAGCTCCTGCTCAAGTTGGTCCTTGTGTGTTGGTCAGATTGGATAACAATCCTCTAGGTGAAACTTTACCTGGTAAGATTGAATCTGTTACTGCACAGGAAGCATTGTACAACTTGAGTACATCAGGTGGTGCCTGTGGTGCACTTGTTATTCAAGGGGAAAAAGTTGTGGCTGTTCACTTTTCTGGTGGACCACCTAATAAAGGTGTGTTGTTAGAGCCCGTTGCTACTTACTTTCGATCAACGGCCGGTTTACCGGCCGTTCCTAAACCCGAATCTAAACCTGCTGGACCTAAGCAAAACAGGCCACGTTATCAGAGGCGTCGTCCAAAGAACGCTCCTGCAGCGAATGGCGCTTCCGGAGGCAATCGGGGGGCGGCCGCTGCCGCGGAGTAAGTTGGTGCCTTTGCCCTTTTATCCTAGTGGAAGTAATTACCAGATAGCTCCACTAGATGAATGTTCTCTGGTAAATGGTGCTTTGAAGTATGATCATCCAATTTGGGGTTTACCCACTGATGTGATCAACACGACAATATCATGGTTGCATAGGATGTATGGTAGTTGCATGGCGGTTCAACACTATTCGCTTGAAGAAGCAGCTTCATTTCTTGAAAGAGATAAAGCTAGTGGTTCTCCATTTTGTTACTATTATGGACCCACTAAAGGTGATGTGCTTAATCATATGACTCCTGAGCAGTTATTTGAGCACTGGGCTATGCATACTCAATATTCTAATGCGACCTTGAAGGATGAGATTAGACTTGTGGGCAAGGATTCTCGATTCTTTGTTCCAGCCAATATTCAAACTGTGCTTATTGGAAACATGCTGTACGCCGCTCAAAACGACGCGATAGCATGTTTGTCTGCGTATTTGCCAATTAAGATCGGATTAACTAGTCCTGGTCCTGGTATTTATCATTTAATACAAAAGTTTAACAGACACCATGGTAAGAAGTACCAATATGATGGTGCGCAAAATGATGCTCATTTTGCTCTTGTGTTAGCTTTGATTTGTCGTGAATTCCGCCGTTTCTATCTTCCAGAGTATCTTTGGGAGATGCATGATCGCTACTATGATATGGTTTATAATGGCTTGATTGAAACGGGTGGTTGGTTACTTCAGTTGCCTGGTCAGTTGTCTGGACAGACAAATACAGCCACTGATAATTCTATAGGAACTTTAGCTGGTTGTATGATACATGCGATATTGCATGGCCTGACGTATGAGCAGTTTATGCAGAATGAATTTGCAGTGTTGGGAGATGATCTTATGATCTCTGACGTTCATAACTTATATGATCCTTTACAACTGCAAGAAACATGGAACTCATTCGGCATGTACTTGGAATCCCCTTCTCTTGAAGAGCAAGATATCACTGATTTGATGTTTATGGGGGTAGTACCAAAGTATAGGGATGGTCAATTACTTTATATTTATCGACCTGATAGGCTCTCTGAGTCTTTGAACTTTGTGCAGAAGAAGTCAACTATGGCTGATCGACTCGAAAAGTATATCAGTATAGCTCAATTGATGTTTGCTGATAAAGCGAAGTTTGAACCACTTCGAGCGTTTATACTTTCGTGGGTTGCGGAGAATAAGAGTGACTTTATTTTGCATGATGTAGCGTACCGCCTAACTGACCAGTACTTGCTAAGTCTGTACACTGGTTATGAATATGCGTCGACACATCGTTTTTCAGTTTTTT